TAAGCATAGCCCGTATTTCGTTATTCTTGAATTTAGGTATGTAAGACTCCAAGTAGTTTGTTCCAACTTGGACATCCGACTGCGTAAAGAGTCTAAGGATCTGTGTAATATGGTTTCTCTCGACATCACTTAACTTCCCGTTATTCCACTGCGCTACGTCATCTTGTAACTTAGCTTCCCATTCACCCCAATGCACCTTTTCATGCTTGACAGCGAAGTCCACAGCCCATGGATATAGAAATGGTTTGTATGTTTTTGATTGTTCTAGTAGGGGCATTATACCACTCCGTTTGTTTTGTAGATAAAAAAGCCCACCGAAGTGGGCACCGTTAAGTAGTTATACTCAAGCGAGAAAATCTGTCAAGACTTGACTTTTTGTAATTTGTTACGTAATTCGTTAACTTGTTGTCTTAGTTGAACAATTTCATCTGCGGCTTTTTGCGCTAGCGCATCTGGGATAACTTTAGTCTCCCAGCCTATATCTGTTTCGTTTATCATCTCTAGTGCTTGCGCCTGACGTAGTATCTTAACTAGGTCAAACTCTTCATCAAAATCTTTACTCATGGTCTTCGTACCCATCATGTTCATCATCATAACAGCCATGTAGTTGTGTAAAAAACTCATCCAATCCTGAGTAACACATGGCGCAGAACGCTACAGGAAGTACGCCTAAGTATCCGTCAATACCGCCCTCAAGCTCAATGTCAAACTCGCAATGGCACACTGAACATACTAATTCATTATGGCTTCTATCTCTCTCTGTAGTCACGTACTCTGCTGGACCCACCGCTATACGTATTAATTTTTTTCTTGCCATCTAATCATCCCTGACAACTAATACATTCTTCTGTATCCTCATCAGAGAAATTTTTTAACGCATTGCGTTCAATTAACGCACCTACTTTATCAGCAGATACTCCTGCGTTTGTACGTAGATAATACAGACCTTTTAATCCCTCTTTCCACGCTTTGATATGGACAGAGTTGACATACGCCTTCGGCGAACCCGAGGGAAAAAATAGATTAACGCTTTGTCCTTGACAGATGAATTCCTGACGCTTGGCCGAATGTTCCACAACCCACGATTGGTCAAGTTCAAACGCAGTCTTAAACGTTTTGCGTTCTTGCTCGCTGAGGAATTCCAGATGCTGTGCCGACCCCTCATTAGAAATGATAGACTTCCACGTTGTTTCAGTATTTTCACCGTGTTCCTCCAATACTCTTTCTAGTGCTTTGTTCTTAACCAGATGCGCACCTGCACGTGTTCTATGTGTATACGCATTCGACTTGATAGGCTCAATAGACGCTGAGCACCCGCATATGATAGACGAGTTAGCATTCGGAGCAATCGCAAGTAGATGAGCATTACGCCGCCCTGTGCCTGCCATATCAGGTGCTTCGCCCCTTTCCTTACCAAGGTTGTAGGTTGATTTAAGAGCATCCTCCTTGATGCGCTTAAACATTTGATAATTTTCACTAGCCGCCTGCCAAGATTCCCAAGCAATTCCTTTGCTTTGCAGGTAGCCGTGAAAGCCCATTGCTCCAAGACCAACTGATCTTTCCATGTACGCACTGAACTTAGCCTTCTCTAACTCTTCCGGAGCATGTCGGATAAAGAATTTAAGGACGTTATCCAAGAGTCGTACCAAGTCTTGTACCATTCTTGTAGATTGCCATTCATCCCACTTTTCGAGATTGACTGAGGAGAGACAGCAAACTGCTGTGCGTTCTTCAGATGTTGCGAGATGTATTTCATTGCAGAGATTAGAGCCTCTAACTGAGAGTCCAAGTGCTCTTTGAGAATCCTGTAGCCCTCTGTTTGCTGTGTCGATAAAGTTGAGATATGGTGAGCCTGTTCTGAAACGAGCTTCAAGTATTCTTTGCCACAACTCTCTAGCTTGGATTGTACTTCTGATAGCTCCTGAATCAGGGCATCGTAGTTCCCATTGTTCTCCATTTTGTACTGCCTCCATAAAAGCATCGGTGATATTTACTGCATTAAACAGGTTGAAGCATTTCCTGTTCGCATCCCCTCCAGTAGGGACTTTAAAATTTACAAACTCAATGATCTCTGGATGCGACACATCGAGGTATGCGGCGTAAGAACCCTTGCGAGTCTTACCTTGTTTGTAAGCTGTCATCTGTGAATCGACAACTTTCATAAATGGGATAACACCCGGAGCTTTATCACTTACAGGGCGTACATCAGACCAGTGACCGCCGACTCCACCTCCTTTGACAGATAACCATGCAACTTCAGTATTGTGAGAAATAAGGGAGTCCAGATTGTCACCAACATAAGTGAGAAAACAACTGATAGGAAGACCCTTGACGGATTGTCCATCTTCGGGTGCGTTACTGAGTACAGGGCTAGCAAACATAAACCAACACTTGCTAGCGTAGTCATAAATCCGTTGAGCAAAAGCATAGTCACCCTCACAATATGCGACAGCGGCACGTGCAAATGCCTGCTGTGGCGATGTTTCGTTTTCAAGCATGTAGTAATCTTTAAGAAGTATTTGTGCTTGCTCGGTTAAATTATCATCTCTTGCAAGATCGATGTTGATACCTAAGTAATCCATCAATCAAGTCCTTCAATGTCAATTGAGATTCGCTTGAGATTCGCACCCGGAATGTCATACACACACGCATCGAGTACTTCTTCGACTGTTTCTGATACTCCGTCTGCTGTTCTATACTCTGGGGATAGCTCTTCCGTGTCGATCTCAAAATCTAATTCCACCTGTACGTCTATAACCCGTGACATTACCAATTAACTCCCTCAGTTTTTTTCATTAGCTCTTCAGCTTTTCTGAGGTACCACAAGGCTTTTCTTACGTTGGCAAGAGGGTCACCCTTATTCCAAAAACGGGTGCCGGTATACTTTAGGAAATTGCCATGGCAATAATGAATAGCATTGTAAGGTCCAAGTACGTCGATAATGTAATCTATTGTCTCGATTTCTCCAGTATTGTAATGCTCTGGTCTATTAATCTCGTCGTACAGTTCATCTTCAACCATGTCTTCAATGACTGCATTAACTTCTGGCGACAAACTTTCACGTATATCCTTGAAACTCATTATGCATTCCCGTGCGTCTTCGTATTAAAATTCAGAGTGATGACATTGCCTTCTTTGCTACGTACAAAACTCGGCTCCTTTTCTTGCATGTCATCTACAAATTCATCGATAAGTTCTTGATAATTTTTAACAAAGTGTTCTCTGATGTACTCCATAAGTTCTGAATCGGCTTCCATTAGAGTTAGGGTAGATGCCATCATACCGACAACGCTTCGTATCTTAGTTAATTCTTCAACATCTAAATCGTCAAGTATATCTTCTTCAATATGTGCTGATACTGCACCATTCCATGTTCCATTTTCAAACTCTGGCGTTAGCACTACCGCAAAAGATGATGTGTTAGGTTCAATATCTTTCATTATCTACCTCAATATTTTTTTGAAAGGTACAGGTATAACAGCTTTATCAGAAATAGCAAGTTTTTTCTTTTTCTCTTCTAGCCAATCATCGGGGACATCTTTATCTGCATACAAGAACCCGTGCTTTTGGCACCAATCTGCGTATGTAGACTTAGCCCCCTTCCTTAATTTAGCGTTGGAGTTACTAAAAACAAAACGTATATCTAAACTAGGATGTTGTTTTTTAACACATAAATGTTTCATTCGATCGGCAGGTGTAAACCTGCCTTTGGTTTCAACAATTATCCCATTGGGAAGTAGGAAGTCTGGCGTGTATCTCCTATACGCCAAATCTTCCCATTCCACTTTTAGGCACTCGTATTGCACTTTACACTTCCTTGTGGTCAGGGATTGCAACACGCTGTGCTCTAACCCAGAACGATACCCATGTTTGAGTGCATTAATCCGTGTCTTGTTTCTTTTTATACTCATCAGCTATCTCTATGTATGCAACGATAGGCGGCTCCTTCGCCTGTGATGCAAGAGAGGGTAGCTCTTGTAGAGAGGGCCAACACTTGTATCTGTATTTACACCAACCGCACTCTTCAGATAACACCATGTTGCCTGTTGGTTTCTTACGAAATGTTTCTTCAACAGGATCGAAGCAACGCTTAAACTGATTATCTGCTAGCCTGTCTAATTTATCTTTAATGTTATTTAGAATTTCTTCATGCTCAATCGCCATGTCCCAAGCAGACACATATTTAAATTCGCCATTTGCTTTGTTGACTACCCACCATCCTCCGGGTTCAACAGCTAGTGCTTTGGCATATCCTGCAAGCTGTCCAATGTATCCAAACGAATCATGATCTCTCAAGGTTTGGTAGTCTTTGAACTTGTTCTTGTACGACCAAGGTGATGCAGACTTGATATCATCAACACGCTTATCCATGATTAAGTCATGAGTGCCATCAACTTTGTGTCTACCAACATGTAATGTAGACTTGTGTCCATCACTGAAATCCACACCCGCTTCTGTCAACACTCCTTTGAAGACAGCTTCCACAATGTCACCAATCATCATGTTCATCAGGAAATTAGCTGGAGGTTCAATCCCAGAGGCAGGATCGTTTTTATCAAACCAAAGCTGGCAGGCAGGTCTTCCGATGTTAGACATGCGAAATGTGAACTTACGCTTACTCTGATTGAACTGTTTCTCAATAGCCTCCTTTACATCTTTGACGATGCGAGCAATGGTGGCATCTGACATGCCACGCTTCGCTTTCCTGACATCTTCAAGATACCGATGTATCTTTACCTCTGCCGGGTGAGTGACATTCATTAATCATCACCCTCGACTTCGATATCGATGAAGTCCTCAACTAACTCCTCATCCTCTGCGGACATTTTCTCTGCACGTTTTTCATTCCATGCATTGACAATGTATTCGTTGTAATTATTAATCCACTCAATGTAATCAGCAAACTTCTGCTGATCAGCATTATCTAAGTCGATTGAATTAGCAAAGTCAACCGTAGCAGTTGGCAAGAAGAAAGACGAACCTGTAGGTAACTTACGCTCTTCAGAGCCACATGTAATCATGTGCTGTACAGGTAGCCTACGTTGCTTAGCCATCATAGTGAATGGCTGACCCATGATCTTGAACGCATCCTTGTTCTCGACTTCCCAGATAAAAGGGTGGACATCCATGTCCTTTTCATTGCCATCCGCATCCACCGGATTGACAAGCTCAACCTCACCTAAAATGACACGAACACGTTTGATCTGCTTGATCAGTATCTTTGTGTCTTCAGGTAAGGATTGAAAGTCTTTAATGTAACCTGCGGGCTTACCACAGTTAAGACCGCCTGTATTATCTTTGAGATCTCCATTGAGATCATCAGCCATCATAGTTTTAACGTATGTACCGTTTTCTGAATCGTAACGCTTGTACATAAACCGCTGTACAAATACACGGATGTTTGCCTGCTCCGCATAAATATACGTGTCGTCGGGTAACTGAAGACGATACATACCAGCCGGTACGACTTCCATGTTCTTCATCTTACCTTTGACTTCAACCTCGCCCATGACAGGCTGGTTCCAGATACGTAGGCGGGGAAGCGTTGAAGACTTGGCTTTTGTCTCCTTGCCCATGTCAGCAGACATGCCCATGGCCTTAGCCATTTCAGCAAAGTTTCCGCTGTCAAGTGTTGCTATTTGCGTTGTCATTTTAGACCTCCTTTTGATCTAGCCAGTTTAACCCAAGCTTAGCTTCTAATGCAAGGGGTACATTAAAATCTATGTTAAATTTTTTATCTATAATTTGCTTGAGGTCATTATTAACTAACTCAATCACGCCTATTACTGTAGACTCTTCATCCGGGTGGATATCAATAACTATTGAATCATGTACGCTGTTCACGATCTTAGAACGAAAATTTGCCATT